AATTTTTATAATAAGCAAGATGCAGTAGATTTTTGTGTCACAAATTATAAAAAAGAATTTTTAGATAGTTGGTCGAGTATTGCTATTATTCAAGAACAAATTGAAGGAGTAAAAAATGCAGAATGATGTATTAAAAGAATTAGGAACTAACTTTATAGAATATGCGGTGGCTGGTAAACTTGCAGATAGATTATTTGATAATTTAATGGGAACAACAGTTCAGGAAAGAAAAAATTATATTAGAAATCATAGTGAAGAAGCTACATATAATCAGGAGTAATAAATATGAAAAGAACAAAAGGTGAAGAAAAAATTGCTAAAATTTTAAGAGAAAATGGTATCTCTTTTGTAATGCATAAAATGGTTGCTGATTGTATTTTTCCAGATACTCAATATCGAGCAGTTTTTGATTTTTATTTAGAGCCAGATTATGCAAATAAATATTATATTCCTTGTTCTTATTTTATTGAATATGATGGAATACAACATTTTAAAATTGATAGTGGTTGGAATGGCACTAAAGAAAGATTTCAAAAACAAAAAAATAATGATAGAATAAAAAATGAATATTGTAAAAAAAATAATATTCCTCTAATAAGAATACCTTATACACATTATGATAATTTATGTTTAGAAGATTTATTATTAAATAAAAGTAAATACGTTTTGGAGGAAAATAATGCAGAATGATGTATTAAAAGAATTATATGATTTATATAAATATGCTCTTGAAGATGCTTCTTCTATGTGGTTACGTGAATATTGTTGTTCTGCCAAAGAAGAAGAAAATAGAAGAAAATCTGATGAAGAAGATTTGAAATATTTTAAAAAATTATTGCAGAAATTGCGGGAACCAGGCTAATGAAACATTAGCCTGGACCGCCGCATACTTAAAAATTTTTGGACAAACTTTACTAATTCTGTTGCTGTTAAAATAATATATAATAACAGCAACAAGATATTTTTAGTAAAGGAGATAAAATATGACAAGAAAAGAATTATCAGAAAAGATAGGATATAGTGAATTATCTATTCAAAAGAATTTTACAAGAACTCTTAAACAAGTACAAAAAAATCAAGGTCTTTCAATAATTAGAGAAGGAAGAGGAGAAAATACTAATTATATTTTAGTTCCTTATGAAGGACAACCCCTTCCAGAAAAAATTGATCCTAGAACTAAATTAATAGGTCAAAGATTTGGACATTTGACAGTAATTGAAGATAGTGGTGAAAGAGTACATAGAGCTATAATGTGGAAATGTAAATGTGATTGTGGTAATGAAAAAAATATTAGCACTTCCCGCCTTCAATCTGGTCATGCAAAATCTTGTGGTTTAGATAATTGTCCATATCACCATTATTATGAAGATTTAACAGGACAAAAATTTGGTAAATTAACTGCTATAAAACCAACATCTATGAAAGATGGTAGTCATATGTATTGGCTTTGTCAATGTGAGTGTGGTAATATTAAAGAAGTAGCTAGTGGACATTTAAAAAAAGGAGACGTTCAATCTTGTGGTTGCATTACAACCTCTATTGGTGAAGCTAATATTAAAAAAATATTAGAAGAAAATAATATTCAATATAAAGAACAAATTTCATTTCCAGATTTAAAAAATATAAAACCACTTAGATATGATTTTGGCATATATCAAGATAATAAATTAATTAGACTAATTGAGTTTGATGGAGTGCAACATTTTGAAGAGCAAGATTATTTTACTCATTCATTGACAGAAACAAAAAATAATGATATAATAAAAAATGAATATGTAAAGAAAAATAATATTCCTTTAGTCAGAGTTCCATATTGGGAAAGAGATAAAATGACATTGGAAATGTTATTAGGAAAGGAGTATTTAATAAATTGAGTGCATTAGAAGATAAATATAGTAATAATGATTTACAATATGAATTAGGTAGAAATTTTATAGAGTATGCAGTAGCCGTAAACACAGATAGAAGTATCCCCGATGCAACTTCTGGTCTTAAACCAGTTGCAAAAAGAATTTTATGGTCTGCTCTCGAAGAAGGTAGAGTATTCAGCAAACCGCATGTAAAGTCTGCCCGTATAGTGGGAGACGTAATGGGTAAGTATCATCCGCATGGAGATTCATCAATTTATGGAGCCATGGTAAGACTTTCTCAGCCATGGGTCATGCGTTATCCGCTTATAGATTGGCATGGTAGTAATGGTAACCAGTCTGGAGACGGACCGGCAGCCGCGCGTTATACAGAAGCTCGTCTTGCGAAAATCTCTGAAGATGGTTTGCTTCAAGGAATTAAAAAGAAAAATGTAGATTTTATTCCGAACTATGATGAAACATTGGAAGAGCCAGTCACCCTTCCCGCAATCTTTCCTAATCTCTTGTGTAATCCAAACACAGGAATTGGAGTCGCAATGGCATGTAATTGGCTCCCGCATAATTTAACTGAAGTTGCACAAGCAATTTATGATTATATTGATGGATCTGAGCCAATACTCCCAGGACCTGACTTCCCAACAGGAGGATATATCATTAATAAAAACGATATCCCAGGTATTATGAAAACTGGACATGGCTCTGTAAAGGTTCGTGGAAAATATAAGGTTGAAAAGAATAACCTTGTATTTTATGAAATTCCTTATGGAACAACAATAGAAGGAATACTAACTGAAATTGGCGAAGTCTGTGATAAGAAAGAAATTGAAGGCATTAAAGAGATTAGAGATGAAAGTAATAAGAAAGGTATTCGCATTGTCATTGAATGCGGGAAGGGTGTAAATCCAGATAGTATAGCAACTAAGCTGTATAATAAAACAAACCTTCAGACTTCTATTTCTTATAATCAAGTTGCATTGATTGATAAAACTCCAACAGAGTTAAATCTTAAACAATGCATTGAAATTTATCTTAATCATAACAAGAAATGTTTAGTTAAAGAATTAAACTTTGATTTAACAAAAGCAAAGGATAGATTACATATTGTTGAAGGCTTACTAATTGCTCTTGAAGATATTGATAATGTTATTGCGTTAATCAAGGGGTCTGAGTCATCCGCCGCAGCTAAAGATAAGTTAATGGAGAAATATAATTTATCTGAAGTGCAGGCAAAGTCTATTCTTGCTATGAGATTATCAAGTTTAGCAAAACTTGAAAAATTAGAACTTGAGAATGAGAAGAAAGAGTTATTATCTAAGATTGCCGAAATCGAGGACATTTTAACAAAAGAAGATAGACAGATTGCTATTATTAGAGAACGTCTTGAGGCTATTGTTAAAAAGTATGGTGATGCTCGCCGCACAGAGTTAATGCAAATTGATATTAAGCCAGAGGAAAAAGAAATTGCGGAGGTTACTCCAGTAGATGTCGTTGTAGTAACAACAGAATCTGGTTTAATTAAGAAGGTTCCTGTATCTAGTTTTAAAATTCAGAGACGAGGCGGGAAGGGCGTTAAATCTGTTGATGATGCTATTATGTCAACAATTAAGACAAATACAGTTGACTATATGATGTTCTTTACTAATTTAGGTAAAATGTATAGAACTGTAGTTGACAATATCCCAGATGGAACTAATGTAACAAAAGGAGTTCCAATTAGTTCATTGGTTCAATTAGGAAATAATGAAAAAGTTATTGCTGTAACCTCTCTACATAGAAAATCAATCCCGCAGTTTGCAATTTTTGTAACAAAGCAGGGTATGTTCAAGAAGTCATTTTTGACAGAATATCTTGGTGCAAAACGTAATGCGGGAATTGCGGCAATTAAGTTGCGGGAAGGTGATTCTGTAGCTAGTGTTATCTTCCAAGATACTGAAGATATTGTTCTTATTACCAAGAATGGTATGAGCATTAAATTTGATACTGCCTCCATTGGTGCAGTTGGACGTAACACTATGGGAGTCAAAGGTATTAATCTTAAGGAAGGTGACGAAGTTCTCGTTGCGTTACCTGTTCACAAAGATACTGATAATGTAGGGGTCTTTACTGAAGATGGAATGGGTAAGAGAATTAAACTCGAGGATCTTCCTAAACAGAACCGCGGTGGTGTAGGAACTATTCTGTCTAAGAAGCCACTAGCGGGCGCCGCAATGGTAGATGATGATGACAACATCCTCTTATCTGGAATGACAACATCTATCTGTATTTCCGCAAAGGATATTCCTATTGTAGGGAAGCTTGCGGAGGGTAATATCATGTGTAGAAGCAGAATAAAATCTATTACAAAGATTTAATAATAAAAGTGGAGAATAAAATTCTCCACTTTATTTTTTTGCTATGATACGGGAATAAATTTGACAAAAATAAAATTTTATATTATAATATAAATGTAAAAACGTATAATTGGTCAATTTATAAAAAATATACATCAATAAAAATCAATTATATATGTGTAAATTGTCGCTCGGAAAGGAATCATTATGATTAAACACCCAATGACAAGGATTCTTAGTTGCGGAATCCTAGCAGCTTCCTTATTAGGAAGTCATGCATCAACCGCACTTCAGATCCCAACAGTAAGTGCTAAAAGTAACTCTGTTAACGAGCAAAAAGAAAGTCAGCAGCAACAAGAAGAAGAAGTAGCAACAAAACAAAAGCAAACCACAGAAAAACAGAAGACTAAAGTAGAAAAATTTAAAAAAGGCTGGCTTAAAGATTATACCAAAATAATGGAAAATCCAAAAAAATCAAGCCAAGTTTTAACAACATACCCTTTTAATAAAAAAGTAAAATATACCAATTATAATAAAAAATGGGTTAAAATAAAATATAAAAAAGGATATGCTTATATTCAGAAAAGATTCATTTCAAAAAAGAAGTTAAAACCTACAGATTGGACCTACTCTGGAGAAAAATGGACTCTCAAAAAAGGAGTTGTTTATGGACCCAGCGGAAAAGAAACTGGATATAATTTAAATATGACCGAAGTTATTCGTCTTATGAAACAACTTGGTTATGATTATGAATATTGGATTAGAGAAGATGGTATTAAAATGTATGGAGATTATGTAATGATAGCTACTAATACATATAAAGTGCCTAAAGGATCAATTATTCCTACAACCCTGGGTATGGCAATGGTGTGTGACCATTGTGTAGCTGCAGAATCTTATGCAGAAAAAGGAATTTTCATAGATATAGCGATGTCATTTTAATAATATTAGAAAGAAGCGACAATATGCGGAGGAGATAAACTTCAATCGGTTTATCTCCCTTTTTTTGATTTTATATAAAAATTTTGTTATAATATTTATATAAGAAATAAACATTATAGAAAGAAGTAAAAATATAATATTTCAAAAAAGATGATTTATAAGTATAAAAACAATTGCGGAGACTCGCCTAATGAATAATTAGACTGACCCCACCGCAAGAGAAGGGAGTATACAATGATTATAGAAACAGGAACGAAAGGAATTCCACTTAGAGAAATAATTGCTAAACTTGGAAATAAAACTTATTCATATATTGAATGTCGCTGTAAGTGGTCTGAGGGAGAAGATCAGTTTGATACATTCATTGGCTCTTGTTCCTATGATAATAAAACAAATATTTTAACCCCTTCAGATGGGGATTCGTATTCTTTAAATGATTTATATGTGGAGTGGAAAGAATTTGTTGATGATGAGCAAATTTGTTTAACTGTTTGGGAAAATGGTGAAATTGAGTCCAATAAATAATTGGACTGGAATCCGCATTATTGAAAGATAATAAAAAATATGATATAATATTTATATAGAATAAATAAAATGGAAGGAAAAGAGTATGCAAAATGATTTAATTTTTGCCGTTACAGGAAAAACTGAACTTGGGCAAAAAGCAATTAAAAAGATGATTAGAGATAAAGGGTTTCATATAGGAGACCATGTAACAGAAAAAACTAATTATTTAATTGCTAATTATCCAAGCGAAACTTCTAAATATAGAAATGCTTTATTATATAAAACAAATATCATAAATGAAGAAACATTTATTAAAAAAATACAGGAGGTAACTTACGAGGCAGAATAAATATCATGAAGCTGCTGAGGCACTTAAAACAACATATCAAAAGTTAGAAAATATGAATAAAGATTATAAAATTAGATACATAGTACATTTAAAAAATGGTTTTTATATGCCTGAAACAACTATTAAACGAGAGTTTTGTGGCTCAATAGAAAACATATCTTCAACAAGTATTTATTTTAAACTTAATGGATGCGGCGGGTACGTCATTGTGCCTCATAATAAGATAGAGTGGATGGCTCCTTCTAAAGCACTTTGGGAAGCAGGATTTGTTGAGGAGGATGTGTAATTATGCAAAACAATGATGCACTAAAAGAACTTGACAATATATGGGGAAGATAAACCCCAATAACCAGTTTATATATCTCTCTTTGATTTTATATAAAAATTTTGTTATAATATTAATATAAAGATAAGGAAAAGGATATGCTATGAAGAATCTTGGTAAAATAATAGAATTAATTGATGAATTAAACAATGCCAGTGACTTATATTACAATGGAAAAGAGTCGCCACTCACTGACGCGGAATTTGATGCTAAATTAGATGAATTAAAAGCATTAGAACAAAAGCAAGGTGTAGTGTATGCTAACTCTCCTACAATTACCATTGGTGCTCCTGTTTTGTCTGAGTTAAAGAAAGTTAAAATCTGCGGGAAGCCAATGCTTAGTTTGGATAAGGTACATTCTGCAGAGGAGATCATTTCATTTGATAGTTCTGATGATTTGATTGCTTCTGTTAAATGTGATGGTTTATCTGTTAGATTAATATATGAAGATACAAATTTGATTTCCGCAAACACTCGTGGAGATGGCGAAACAGGAGCTGATATAACAGAACACGTTAAGCATTTTCTTAATGTTCCTTTAAAGATTGCAAAAAATGGAAGATATGTTATTGATGGTGAAGCAGTTATTCTTCAAAAAGATTTTGATATTATAAACCAAAATGGAGAATTTAAGAATCCAAGAAACGCGGCAAGTGGTGCATTATCTCTGCTTGATACTTCTATTGTTGAAAAAAGAAGATTAAGTTTTATTGCTTGGGATGTTATAGAAGGCGGGGAGTCAGAATTATTTCACTATAATATGGAAGAAGCTAAAGAACTTGGTTTTACTATTGTTCCTATGCTTGCTTTAGATTGTACTAAAGTTGAAAAAGACGAGATTGATAAAGTTAACGAAGATTTAACTAAAGCCGCAGAAGGTTTAGGTCTCCCGCAAGATGGTGTAGTTTGGAGAATTAACGACAACCAGATTTATGAAAGTAAAGGTAGAACAGAGCATCATTTCCGAGGAGCAATCGCCTGGAAGCCTGAAAATATCGAAGTAGAGACCGAACTTCTTGATATAGAATTAAGTGGGGGAAGGACTGGAGTTTTAACGCCAGTGGCTATCTTTAAGCCCGTAGAATTGCTCGGTTCAGTAGTTGAAAAAGCAAGTCTTCATAATCTTAGTGTATTAAATAATATTCTTGGTGTGCATCCTTATAGAGGGCAAAAGATTAAGATCTTTAAGGCTAACTTAATCATTCCTCAGCTAAGTTGGGGAGACACAGATGAAAATAATATTGATTGGGATAATTTAATTAAATTTAGTACCTGTCCTACTTGTGGAGAGCCTATTGAAGTCAAAGACAACGATGGTGTTATTACTATGTGGTGTGGCAATCCAAATTGCGGTGGAAAATTAATTAATAGATTAGACCACTTCTGTGGGACTAAAGGACTGGACATAAAAGGTTTATCAAAGAAAACAATAGGAAAGTTAATAGAGTGGGGATTTGTAAATGGACTCACAGACATTTTTAGACTTGACAGGTATAGAGCTGAATGGATATCAAAAGAAGGTTTTGGAACAGCTTCTGTTGACAAAATCCTCACCAGAATTGATGAGACGCGGAAATGCACGAAGCTGGAGTCTTTCATTAGTAGTCTTGGCATATCTCTGGTGGGAACAAGAGTTAGTAAAGAGATAGTAAAATACTATCCTACTTGGGAAGAGTTTAGGAATGCGGTTGGGGGCAACTGGTCTGACCTAGAGGGGTTTGGTCCAGAAATGGAATCCGCCATTAATAACTTTGATTATGCGGAAGCTGATGAAGTTGTACAGTATTTGACCTTCCCTATTGAGGATGAAGACCAGAATGAAGCCACCCCGGCTGCCGCAATTCAAGATAAAGTATTTGTAATTACTGGACGCCTCCTGTTAATACAAAATAGACAAAAATTAAGTAATATTATAGAAGAAAAAGGAGGAAAAGTTACAAATTCAATTTCTTCAAAAACAAATTACTTAGTTTGTAATGATAAAAATAGCACTTCTACAAAAATGAAGAAAGCAAAAGAACTAAATATTCCTATTCTTTCAGAGAAAGAATTGCTAGAATTGTGTAACTATAAATTAGAATGAAAAATTTAATAGGTCAAAAATTTAATAAATTATTAGTTTTAGAAAAAACCTCTCAAAGAGAAGGAGGTAGTATTGTTTGGAAATGTAAATGTGATTGTGGCAAAGAATGTTTTGCTTCAACAAGCTTATCTGTAATGATAAAAATTCTACAACAGGCAAGAGTGCAGATGCCAAGAAGTTAGGTATAAAAATTATTACAGAAAATGAATATCTCAACTTGAAATCTTAAAAAATTTTTGATATAATATATACATAATAAATAATGCGGTGGCGGAAACAGGTAGACGCTTATTGACTCGTAAGATAATTCCATGACAACGAGATTGGGTAGATTATTATGTAGAGTGCAAATCTCTACCCGCATTATTTAAGCAGTGTTGGCTCAATAGGTACAGCACCGCCTTGCTAAGGCGGCATTCCGCAAGGATATGCAGGTTCAAGTCCTGCACACTGCGTTATTATTAACAAGAATTTATTCATCATTAACTTGTCAAATGTAAAAATTTTTGTTATAATATATTTACAAGATATAGAGTATCAAAATTTTAAAAAAGAAAGAAAATTAAATCGAAGCATATATATCTTGACTTTTTAAAAAATTTTTGATATAATATATATACAATAAATAAGTGCTGAAAAATAAAATAAAATAATTCAAGCACTTAAAATAACTAATTAATATTTTTTAATGAAAAGGAGAAACAAAACAATGGCAAACAAGGCAGTATCAGAGAAGGCACTTACAGTATTAAATTATCTTAAGAGTATCGGTGAAGCTAATGTAACAGCAGCAGATATCGCTGAGGCACTTGGTATGGAGAAGAAGAGTGTTGATGGAGTAGTTACTTCAGGACTTCAGAGAAAGGGTCTCTCAGAGAGAATTCCTGCTCAGATTGAAGTTACAGACGAGGAAGGCAACACAAAGTATAAGGATGTTAAGTTCATTAAGTTGACAGATGCCGGCAAGGCTTACGACCATGAGGCAGCTCAGGCAGAAGATGCAGCAGCAAAGAGCGATGCTGAGTAATTAAAGCAACTTTTTTCTTAATAAACCTAAATGGGGAGGGAGTTACACTCCTTCCCCATTTTTTTAGAATAAGGAGATAAAAGGAGATATGCTAATTTTTAATATTATTATTCTTATAGTTAGCATATTATTATTTTGTATAGGGATTTACTTTTTCTCTCATACTCATAAAATAAATAAGCAAGTTGATAAAGAAAATCAAGAGCTACAAGATAAGAATAATGTTTTAAAAGATAATAATTCTGCTTTATTACAAATATATGAAAATTATAAATTTCAAGCAGAAAAAGAAAAAGAAAATTTACATAATTTGCGGGAGGCTGCATCTAACGCAGCCGATAGTCAGAAAGAATTATCACAAAAAGCTTTTGAAAATTATTGTAATATTCTTGAAAGCCAATATAAAGATGCGGAAGATGAATATGCACAGTATAAAGATGCTATGGAAACTGCATATTCAAACAAACAGCTTGAATTAATGCGGGAACTGGACGAAGCCAAAAAAGATTTGGACAAGATTCAGGCAACCCGCGCCGCCGCACTCCAAGCACAATTAAAAGAAAAAGAAATCAAAGAACAGCTTGCTTTCTATTGTTTAACTATAAGTCAAACAAATCTTGATGATATAGAAGTGTTGGAAAGAATTAAACCAAAGCTTCACAATCCGCGAATTCTTAGTATGCTTATATGGCAGACGTATTACCAGAAACCTATGACAGCACTTTGTAATAATGTACTTGGTTCTTCTACTGTTTGTGGAATATATAAAATCACAAATCAAATTAATGATATGTGTTATATCGGACAGGCGGTCGATATTGCCACACGTTGGAAAAGTCATGCAAAATGTGGTTTACAGATTGATGCCCCTGTTGGTAATAAGCTATATAAAGCGATGCAAGAATTTGGATTGCATAATTTTTCATTTGAGCTTTTGGAGGCTTGTCCTCGAGAACAATTAAATGAAAAAGAAAGATATTATATAAGTTTATATCAATCAAATCAATATGGATATAATATATTATCTGGAAACAAATAAATAAGAGAAGACAAAAGGAGACAATATGAATATACCAAAAATTACAAACACCTTAGAAAAATTCAAGGATACAAATAAGATTGAAAGTTTTGATAGTGCTATTGAGGCTCATTCTTTTTGGGATCGTCATCTTAATTTAGGAGACATTGATGAGGAAGTTGGAGCTGCTATTGAGGGGATGATAAGGTTTTGGAATCAGTATGATGATGAAAATAACATACCTGTCGAGGAAAGAAAGCCAATCAAAATTTATATTGACTCAAATGGAGGAGACTTAGGAGCAACTTTTACTATGATGGACGCAATTCGTATGTCTAAGACTCCTATTTGGACAATCAATATAGGATCCGCTTACAGTGGAGGTTTCTTCACTTTTATCACTGGGCATAAGCGTTTTGCCTATCCACACAGCTCTTTCTTATTTCACGAAGGCTCTGCCCAGACTGGCGGAACAAGTGGTCAATTTGAGAATTTTTCAGCCTTTTATAAGAAACGATTAACTCGTTTAAAGGATAGCCTTTTAGAATATACAAAAGTCTCTGATGAACTTTATGAAGAGAAGAAAAGAGAAGATTGGTGGCTTGATGCTGACGAGGCTCTTGAGTTAGGTATTTGCGATGAAATTGCGGAGGATTTTGTATAATGAAATTTGAGAATACATGGACTGGAAATTGGGAAAACGCATTCCGTGGGTTAAGACACCCGATGGAAAGCTATACAAAAAGCGATAGCTATATGGATACTTCTGTTGAATGGGGTAGTTCTAAT